GCCGCGGTCGCTGTGACGAACAAAGTGATTTTGGGAAATTGCTGGGAAACCTTCCTTAAAAACTTACTAAAACGCCCTCGAGTCTTGTTAAAAGACTTGAAAGAACGTTTCAGATAAAATTTGCAAAGATCAGCACTGTCAAGCACAGCCCTGGGTATTGACCCATAGATGTACCTATCAGTGACAGGATCTTTTTCCAAAGTCCAGCCATTCCTCACCAACTTGAAAATTTTTATGGGAAAATCCATATAAACCAGGAGTAGGGAATAAGCGCGAATCTTTGAAACATATTGCCTGTGGCAAGCTTGAAATACCTTTCGAGCCTCTGTGGCCGGCGACGCAAAGAATTGCGGATGCGGGCACTCATTGAGTCAAACTTGACATGAAACCATTCACGAACACGGACCCAGTATGAAACTTGGTCGTCTTCAAGCGGAGGGTCTGCCATGGGGAGTGACCGAGGTGAGACATCTTCTAAATGCCTCAAGACTAGCTTTTCAGGCGTGGAGGGCCTGACAGGCTTCTTGCCTTCAGATTTTTCTGAAGTTAACGGCTCTAACTGGCCATTGACCAGTCGGTAATTGATGTCTGAGGCGTCAGGGGCACCTACGCTTAAACCATGGTCGGTCAAGTCTTTCAAACTGCGGAACCCCTTATTGCGGAAATGTCTATTGAGCAACAATTTCTCTTGATCAATTGATGACAGAAGCATGTTCATGTCATCCAGAGAGAGGGGTTGCCCAGTAGGCAATAAGGAATCCCTAACAGCTATAAGGAAATGGTCGAACACTTTCCTGGAAGGGGCAGTGTACGCCTTCAAATCCTCAGCCATGCCTCCAAACACAAGCTTGTAAGGCCTGTAGACCTCATGCTTGGTAGCGTCAAAAGCAGCTTTAAGCCAAAACACAGTGTTGCGCTCATCCTCAGTGGGGTTATCTTTGATTTTGTCAAATCTAGATTTCGCCAGTGAAGACAAGTTGTTGCAAGCTATGTTGTAGAGCCGCACAGTTTCACCCTGTGCAGCCCTAGCTTTATCTGCAAAAGACGTTCCAGGCCGTCGAGAATGAATTGCATGCCTTGACTTCTCGGCATTGAGTTCTGAGGTGAGGTTCAACACCTGCATCTCAAATCTCTTAAGCTTATCTTGAACAGCCTTCTTGTCAGCATTGGTTTGCTGCAATTGGTTGTTCAAGGAAGTCAAGTCAACAGACAACCTGTGCTTGTCAACAGTTAACCTGTCAACATCCTCAAGGTTGCCGGCCTTTTTCGCCTCCCGAATTGCAATATCGAATTCTTTCTTCGTAGCAGCCACAGATGCAAGTGTGGCTCGAAGTTCCCTTTGCGTGCCATTAAGAAGGGCAAGACTCTCGTCAGCCTCAACTTTGGCCTTTGCTTCCGAGGCCTTGGCATGCTGAAGGGCAGAATTCAATTTGCTCGTGGCGTACTCGAGCCGCTCATTCTCAGACTTGAAGTCGTTGAGTTGGAGCCGGAGCTCAGAAAGCTCCCGTTGCAGCTCAGCCAATTCTGAAACCGGGACAGAGTTACCCTGCCTGTTATCTAAAGCGAGTAATTTCTGTTCCAAGGAGGCCCAGTCTGCCTTAGGAAACATGACAATGGGCTCGCCCTTCAAGGTTCCGACCTTAAACTGAGCAGAATCAAGGATGGTTCGGACTTCATCACGAACACGAATGGATGTCGAAGCCACCGAAGGTGACGGTCTAATGTCAAAACTCTCCGGGTAAGACCCCGGAGGTGGTGTCTGCGGAACAGACTGTCTAGCATCATTATGATCAGACATGGCCACGACACGCCAAACGTGTTTCGCGGAGGCTTGTTCAAGCGGCCCACTCCTAATGCAATTCGTACCCGTAAACCTGGTCAGCTCCAGAAACATCAATAGGGGGGAAATCATCATCTATATCAGAAGGTGACATGCCCCACTCTCCAAGATCTGGGTCTGGGAATGGAAGCTTAGACTTAATATTGCCAAGTAGTGGCAAGGAATTAACTCTAATTTCTTCCTCCAGTGCAGCGCACTCCTCAGCATTGGCAGTAGCCCTCAACCCAAGATTTCTTATGATCACCAGAAGGCTGGTGATGAGTTCAGAACTTGAAATTTTGGAACTGTCGCGAAGGAACCCCATCCTGGCATTATCAATGGCTCGTGACGGAGAACCATCATTGGTCTCCAACTCCATGACTTTGGCCCTTTCCTCTAAGAGGGGTTGTAAATTACTCCTGTAAAGGTGAAGCTGTTCAAGGGCACCATCTATGGTGGCTTCAGCACGAGCCTCGGGTAGGTCATCCAAGCCTAAAAGCTTCTTAAGCTCTGGCAGCTTTTGCTGTCTGATGGTTTCGATCGGAATACCAGAGACGATCAAGTCAAAAACAGTGGATTTGCTGCGAACACTATCAAGGTCAGTAACAAACCTGGCTCTGGGAGTCTCAATTATGATGGCACTGCCATTATTGGTACGACCAGTGCGTCCAGCCCTTTGTATAATGTCCGAGTGGCTTAGCCGGTAGTAAATTTCCCTGGGTCCCTCCATATCATGGGCGACAGTGAAACCAATATCAGAGCTTATAACCATGTCAACATTAGGCAAAGTAAGTCCAACGTCAGCGACTGAGGTTGAGAATATGACCATGCCTGCGCTGGTATCTGGTACTTTTTGCGTTCCAGAAGATAAGACGGTGCACTTTCGTGGGCAGTTTTCACTTAATTGGAGACACATACCAAGAGTGGTGCAAAACACTAAAATGACAGAGTTTTGTGGCCTGGCATGCAATGCTGCAATCACATCAGAGCTGTAATGACGGACAAAGTCATTACGAGTGATGATGTCATCACGGGGAATGCGTGATGTGTGCACATTGTAGAGCCTAGCATTAACAAGAGGGACATCAATAACTGAGTTTGCGTCAAATTCTGAGTAGTTAGGAGTGGCACTCAAAAAGACTCGGGGAGACTTATTCTTGACAATTTCCTTCTTGGCTAGCTCATAAGCGGGCTCATTGATGTGACACTCATCAACAATGATTAGGTTGTTGTTTGACCTGTTAGAATACCAAGACGGGTGCAACAACAATTCCTGAGCCGTGACATACCATATTTTCGCCTTGGTGTCTAGGGTCATTCCACTGGTGCAACCAGACACATCCAGGCCTAGCGTGGCCTGCACATAAGGGACAACAGTGCGAACAATGGAAGAACGTGGCTCCACAACAATGATCTTGGTGTACAAATGTCCTGCCACAATGGAAACATGCTTAATGAATGAAGTGCTTTTCCCGGACCCGGTCGGGGCTGAAATAACCAGATTGTTTTCACCATTTAGCTGCCTAAGATGCATGGTGGTGTCAGCATAATTAGGAGGCAGACTCTTCCAAAACAAATTTTGGAAATAGAACAAAGCCTGCTCAACTATCATGTTGACGTCGGGCAATGTGATGCCCATCCCAGCAGGGAAGACATCGGGTATTGAAACAAAGCTAAGTGCAGAGATGATAAACAAATCATGAACCTGAAAATTCCATCTTCGCGAGTCCAGTTGGACTTTGCCATTGATGATAAACTGAAGTTGAGACACCTTTCTGACAACAGAGGCGATTGGGAAGAACTCAGGGACCTTGGTGGGCATTGACTTATACCACAGGTAACACCAATGGCGCAACAGCAACGTGGACATGTTAACACTGCCATCAACATGAACACAAATAGAAGGGTCAATAAACTCATAAACTGTTTTGCGAAGGATGTAAGAAAGCTCAGCTGTGCCATAAGCATTGTTGGCAATCGAGATGAGCTGAACAGGCCAGGAAACGGTTCGATGAAGTTTGCTCTGTAGAGCAATCATGTACCCCATATTGAAAATTGATGGATTAACAAAATCTGGCAAGAGAGCCAAGGCACCAAGGACAGAGTCCAAGGGGGTTAACCCACCATAAGTGAGAACAGAATCCGAAGTGTGATACTGCTCTTGAACTTCGTCAACCATATTTTCAGGGAAAGTGGCATCAGGCTTGTACCAATCCTGAATCACTTTCTTGTAGCTAGGAATGACAACACCCTTAGGATTGGATGCTGACTTCAGAGATCGTTTGAACGTGGATGTCCTCTGGATGATAAGACCATCTGGTAGACATCTGGATGGTGGGCAGTCAAGGAAAGGTAGCTAACCAACCGTTTCAGACGATACTCGGGAGCCATTGTCTTAACCTTTGCAACCATTTTGCCAACAAGCTTGTCCCTCTCATGATAGACAGTAAATCTAGGGTGAGGAACGCCAGCCAAATCAAAATCGCTGATGTCCTTTGGGGTAGGCTTACGAACCCTTTTAGAAAGGAATGCTATGTTTTCAAGAGGCCCTGTGGCCTCAAGGTTGTTGGTGACACCCCATTTGGCCATAGTGGATTGAATTGATTTGAAATTCCAAGCTGCTGGCTTATTTCCAGCCATTGAAATGATATGGTCATCACCAAAGCAAGACAGTTCATTGTAATACTTGAACTCCTTTGCCGACAAACCAGTAATTTGCTTCCACGCAAGCAAGTAAAGGGTGACCAACCCCACACTATTATCCATGCTGGTGGAAGAATGCCCTGTTGTTAAACCGGTGCCCTTCTTATAAACATCACCAGTAGAAGTGGTATTAAGCAGTTGTTCTGCAACCTGCTTATAATTTATGTCTATAAGGCGGGCAATCCTGTCACGGTCCTTATGGTGCTCAAAGCCCTTCTTCCTAATGGAAGAGATAATGGAGAGAACATTGCCGGAGAGTGTCGAATCAAATTCGGACATGTCACCGGCGTAGTGGATTTGACAACGAGCATGAGAAGAATAGACGTAATCCATCCAATACCCATTCAGTGGCATCCCAACTTTTATTGGAGTTGTGGTCCACCGAAAGTTATGGTTGGGAGAGTAATTCCAGAC